CGCCCAGAATCACCAAACTGTCTTTAGAGCGGATGCCAAAGATAAAAGCATATCTCGGTTGGTAAGCAAAGAGGTATCATAAACCTGCTGCCACTGAGTCCAACTACCCCAGTAACTTCTACGGTATATTTCGCTATCCATTAAACTCAGTACTATCTGCGTTATTCTGTCTCCTGCTGATCTCGCTATGACTATACAAATAGCATTAGAAGAGCCTGTAGGACGGTTGGCTGTATCAACGTTAATTGGGTATGCTCCAGCACTGTTGTAGGTATTATAATCATTTAAGTCGGTTGCAAAAACTGTACCAACCTTACCTGGTATTGCGCCCAGTATTGTTTACTGCAATGTTTTAAAACCTCTTTGTTACTTTGTTTGAACCTCGTACCACAATAGCCAAGAGCTTGCCCTAAACCGATACCAACATTTATGCGTTTGCCTTTCAAACAATATTTGTGTAGCACAATTAGATGGGTTTGGTATTGTTATAACAACAACCTCTTGCCCAGAAGATGCTACTTCGGATGGTGCATTTACAAGACTTTTTGATACAATAGAACTCGTTGTACAATATATGTTATATGGATAGGTGTTTCTATTGACAAGTAAATTTAAATCCGTATTTTCAACAAGCGTTCCATAAAATTTACCGCCCAGAACTGATGCAAGATCGGCTGGAGATGACTTGCCTGCTACGCCTGAAGAATTGACTGTCGGTATCCAGGATACATTGGTACCGTTATTGGTAAGTGCGTTCCATGCCGTACTGACAACAGCTGCTGCATTACGCAGAGTGCGGAGAAACGTTATACCCACCTTACGAAGAAGGTTACCGTTATACACTACGGGCAGAGACGTGATGGATTTATTGCTATCCCACTCCGAGTCGCTCAGAGTTGGTACATCGGTTTCACTCTGTACGTCTTTAGACGTGATTGCTTCCAGCTGAGCAGCAACTTGCTCTTGGATGAACTGTCTGATTTCTGAGTCTGTCATAATCTTTTCTCCTATTTTTAATTATTACATTATTATTCTTCTACTACTTCTATTTTGACTAGATTGTAGATATCGTAGGTCACTGTGACCTTACCGTCATCTGTTTTGGTTGATGGAAGGATGACACGCTTGGATAGAGCATCGATATTCTGCGATACATAGTTTTTTCCATCATCGATGGTGGCTGTTGGAATCTCGTTGGAAAACCCAACACCATCGTTATTTGCATAATGTGATTTGACTTTAACCATATTTTAGAATTTTGAGTTTGACAATATAGTGAATGTTTTACCGTTTGAGTCACGAAGAACACGCATATACAGGGGATATTGCGAGATGGTATCTATCGTTGGGAATACAAATGGTATACCAGCTTGTTGCTGGAGCATGGTATAGTAACTCTCATTGGGAGAGTAATATTGTGCTTTAACCTGTGTCAACACACGGTTAATTTCAGAAGATGGCATACCGTTGAAATTGATTGGTTGCAACGGCTCTTCCGACACAAGGATGCCTGTATAAGCATGGATGCTACAATTAGCAACTTGCTCTGCAGTAGTGCAATTTTTCAGATCGGTCTTGTCCCAGAACATTGCATTGTCGGCTTGCCGTGCTACTGCCTGATTTGCCGCATACTCTACAGTTGCATCCGTATCCTTACCATAATATATTGTAGACGTGCCGGTACCTGTTTTTCTCGCACCATACAGATAGATAGGTGTTGTCGGATGCCCGTCACTGAATATATCCCGGTAGATTACAGAGGAACTGAAGACAGTAGAAAGCACACCATCGACGGGGGAACTTTTAAAAAGATCCGACGGGAAGTAATTCTTGTTATCCTCACCCCAAGACTCAAGGAAATTGTTGATATCACTGATACCATTTGGACCGAGGTCGTACAACTTCTGCCCGCTATTGTTATAGTACGCAAGTACGGTATTACCATAGTCATCAATACCAAAACGCCAGTTGGGGGCACCGGTTAAACCGTATACCTCCATCAAGCCTTTCTCTATTTTAATCTGTATGCCAGACTCATCAGGCTGCGTAAGTAGCTGCTGCGCGATCAGAGTCTCAACGTTGATATAGTTAGCCTTAATTTTACCGTCCTCGAAGAGAGTAGCTGTCTGACCATTATTGCTGATCTCCACAGTGGCGGCATCGAGACGGATCAATCTCTTGTTGATGAGAATGCCGGCAGCCTCCAGCTGGGAGTCATCACTGTAGTGCCGTGTGAATTCACTACCCTTCTCAATCTGCACCCAGTGCACCATGACGTTAGTGGCTGCAGGAATAGTAAGAGTATACACGCCTGTATAGCCGGCAACAAACGTAACACTACTCAGAAGGTAGTCGCTCTCACCACCATTACCGTTAGGGACTTGTTGTAAAAGATGACCATCCTCGCCATATTCAAGTACGGCTGACACACCACTCCGGTAGGCAGCGATAGCCATCGTCCAGGTATAGGTCTGTCCGGCGAACAGACTGACAGACCGTTTGATAACCCCGCTGCAGGCAGCATGGATATCGCCACCGCTAATAAGATTGGGCGACGAACCTGCACCTTGCACTTGCAGGAGAATATCATCAGCTCTAGCATTAATCTTAGCCATCGAGGCTTGAATATCCTGAATTAGCCGGACATTCCAGATAGCGAACCCGTTACCTGTGATACGCAGCTCCGTGATCGTAGTATACCATGATGGCAACTCACAGGTAAAGAGACCTTCCTCGACATTTTGCAATGATGCCTGTGTGCTGTATACAACATTGCCTGATTGTGCAATGTATTCGATAGTGACGACGTTGAATCCTACAGAGCGGTAGTTAAACGAGAGCACCATGGGCGTGCCAGACTCCGGAGTCCCAGAAAAGTTCTCCACCAGCTGACTGGCGGTACCACCACGGAACAACAGAGCCATGGTACCATGAATTGATATCAGATGGCAGGTTTTATCAGCAGAATATGACAGGAACTTGCCACCAGCCATGACATAGGAACTGCCTACCTTAGTCACTTGGAGTGATACCGGATATTGCCAATACAACGAACCGTCAAGAAAATCACCGTTGCTGATGTAATTATTGGTATGTGCAGCCGACTTGACCTGGAGGTCAATCCTGTCTTTGAGCATTGATATCTCAGAGCTGTTCTGCTCCACGCCATCTTCAGACGCACTGACCCTCTGTAATATCTGATTTTGACTGATGGCAAGATCTGCAATATTCTCGCAAGCTGCCAACTCACCGTTATTGTCAATATAATAGAATTTCCGGACAAAGGCATCTATCAGGTTGTTCTTGATTTTGAGCTCGGCATCTCCGATGTAATTGACACCAAACTGTATGACTATCTCACCAACCTTGGCATTGTTAACCATGATATTGGCTGTCACGTAACCTGTATCCGGCTTTCCACCTGACAGCGACTCCACCCATATCTGTTTCTGAGCCTGACTATATCCGGGCACGCAGTTGGTGCCCACAATATCGGCAAGGGCGAAATCGTTGTTAGTAAGAGCATCGATGCCATGGTATCCCGTAATTGTTATCAATTTGGTATTAGTGACAACAGTACCTCCATCCTCTGGCTGCTGGAATATCAAGACTGAAGGAGACGCAACGAATGTGTAAGAATCCTCGCCCCGTGGACCCTGCTCACCCTGAGCCGGCTGTCCGGTATCCACACCATTGATCCACCAATTACCGTTAGGTCCGATATATGGTGTTGAGCCTGGTTCACCTTGGGCTTGAACATGGGTATCCACATCGCCAATCCACCAGTTGCCGTTATCCCCGATATATGGTGTTGAGCCTGGTTCACCTTGGGCTTGAACATGGGTATCCACATCGCCAATCCACCAGTTGCCATTAGCTCCGATGTATGGCGTTGAGCCTGGTTCACCCTGAGCCGGCTGTCCGGTATCCACACCATTGATCCACCAATTACCGTTATCGCCTATGTATGGGGTAGAACCATCCTTTCCATCCTTTCCATCCTTTCCGTTGGTACCATCCTTACCCTGAGCCGGCTGTCCGGTATCCACACCATTGATCCACCAATTACCGTTATCGCCTATGTATGGGGTAGAACCATCCATACCGTTGGTACCATCCATACCTTGAGCCGGCTGTCCGGTGTCCACACCATTGATCCACCAATTACCGTTATCGCCTATGTATGGGGTAGAACCATCCTTACCATCCTTTCCATCCTTTCCATCCTTTCCGTTGGTACCATCCTTACCCTGAGCCGGCTGTCCGGTATCCACACCATTGATCCACCAATTACCGTTATCGCCTATGTATGGGGTAGAACCATCCATACCGTTGATACCATCCATACCCTGAGCCGGCTGTCCGGTGTCCACATCATTGATCCACCAATTACCGTTATCGCCTATGTATGGGGTAGCACCATCCTTTCCATCCTTTCCATCCTTTCCGTTGGCACCATCCATACCTTGAGCCGGCTGTCCGGTATCCACACCATTAATCCACCAATTACCGTTATCGCCTATGTATGGGGTAGAACCATCCTTACCGTTGGTACCATCCATACCTTGAGCTGGCTGTCCGGTGTCCACACCATTGATCCACCAATTACCATTAGCGCCTATGTATGGGGTAGAACCATCCTTTCCATCCTTTCCGTTGGTACCATCCTTACCGTTGGTACCATCCATACCTTGAGCTGGCTGTCCGGTGTCCACACCATTGACCCACCAATTACCATTAGCGCCTATGTATGGGGTAGAACCATCCTTTCCGTCCTTTCCGTTGGTACCATCCTTTCCGTTGGTACCGTCCTTTCCGTTGGTACCATCCTTACCGTTGGTGCCGTCCATACCCTGAGCCGGCTGTCCGGTGTCCACACCATTGACCCACCAATTACCGTTATCGCCTATGTATGGGGTAGAACCATCCTTTCCATTCTTTCCGTTGGTACCATCCTTACCGTTGGTACCTTTCACACCAGCAACTGACAGTTGCCATACATCCGGATCACTGCCTGGAGCGACACCTTTGGTCGGGGAGGTGCCAATATGCAGCCAGAGTGACGTGGTACCATCCTGAGCAGTATATGGGACACGGTCATAATAATAATAGGTCGTTGTGTCATGGTAATCAGGACGGTCGACCGGCACCCTGTAGTATGTGCCCTCATAGGTGCGTATATGGAACTCTCTTGCATATAACACATCTCCTGTAAACGGGCATAGACCTGTGAGCCGATGTCCGTTAAGGGTAAACGGAGAGCATTGGTGCCCATCGACATCCACACGGCTGCCGATGCCGGAGAACTCCTCAAAACCCGGACCGTTCGGACCAACGACAGTAAGTGAGACCATATGCTGACGGTCGCTGTCAGTCTGTGATCCCTGCTGGACGATATGATCACCAGCTGCCGGCAGATCATTTATCTGTAGTAATTTACGCTCCAGCTCCTCATCACTGTATGCAGATCTAGCCCAGTCATCAAGAGCAGTCGCCTTGCCCTCACAGGATACCGTGATACCACGCTCATCAACCAGGGGGACATAGTCCTCATCAGACAGATCGATATAGAAGTACCTCTTGCCGTCTGAGAGTGTTTCCGAGCCAGTGTTCACCACTAGTCTCCAGTAATATTTGTTGACGACATCTGACCAGGTCTTAGAGCCAATACCCAAGATACTACCGAACAGACGGAGGAACATGCCGTTAAGTGTGTAACGGGTAAAACTTTCATTCACCCGCCGCATCAGATTGAATGTTTGGCATAGAGCCTGGTCACCGACCTTCCATGCTGAGGATATTGCATTGTCACTATCCTCAGCGAGCTCATAACAGCGATAGGCTACGATACCGTCACCGCCATCCTTGCTGGAATCAGTGGTGTAATTGCCGTCGGTGTCACGATAGACTGGTACCACCTCGGAAGCCACCATGGAGGCAGCTGTAAGACATATGTTGCCGGAGGAGTAAGTGGTACGACTGACACGCAGCTCGTTAAGGATCATCTTACCGAGTACCACGATGTCTTCAATCTGCATCATATACCTGCCGTTATCCTGTTTGTGGATTGAAAAGCCACCTACACCAGGAGTGTAGTTGGAGCTGCGCAGGACATTAGCGATAATGCCCTGCAGGAATGTCGCTACCTGCTCGAAGGCAACCTCTGAGGTAACCCGCCCGATGGCAGCCTTGGAAATATCAGCGGTGGATGCCGACAACTTGTTCCGGATCTTGGCAAAGTCGATCTCTATTGTGTATTTACCATCCTCGCCCTTGGTTATTGCCCAACCATTGGAGTCAGGTTTGAAAACCAGCGACCTGATAGTATCCAGTACGGCTTTCCCTTCATCGGAAAGCATGTACCCTGATTGCCCTAGCAACAGTCCCCTAAGGAACTCTATGAGACCTTCAGCCACATCATCTTCCTTTTGCGACAGAAATTCATTCTTTGCACGTCTTGCCGAGTACAGGTTATTATCAGTCGGCTGTGTGTTGTCACCGCTCTTTATGATATCTGGAAGAGTGACCGACTGTCCGATGGACTTGGCATAGCTCCTAACATTTGAGATGTCATTATTGAGCTTATCCTTTGTACCTGTTGACAGGGCATCACACAACTCAATATCCATAAAAGAAGGCAAATTTACCCTACGGCATATCCTTGTTATCCTGGTGCTTTTATAACCCGATTGGAAGTACTTGCTGCTTTCAAGCCGGACTCTCTGTCCGACTGCCAGTGTCACATTTCCTTCCTCCACCCATACGTGATCGGTCTGCCCAGTAAACTTGGTCACGTCAAGGGCATGCTGCCTGTTATACTCGTTGACAGCATTCTGATACTCCTGTTCTGCCAGCGGGTAGTATTCATCTGGCATCCGGAGGTTCCACAGGATATACTTATCACCTACTGCCGGTACCAACCGGCCACCAGGCAGCTGCTGACCGTCATCGAAGGGCCATATTGTTATTATCTCGAATTCCCGTACCTCACTATTGTAATTGACCTCAAAATAATAGGTGCCATCCTCCTCACTACCGAGTCCGGCAAGTTCACTGCCCTCCTGAAAAGAGACCCGCAGCACCCTGCCTGCAAGCATGTAGCTGTTGGGATCGAAATCAAGAGCGGAGTCCGTGAAGTGATATATATCGAATGGATTACCGTCTTCTCCTGTCTTTGTCTCTTTCCGCACGGATGATACCGTACCGACTCTTTTAGGATAGATATCAGCAAAGGCATCCTTCTCGAAATGGTGGATAATTCCATACTGTTCCGCATTGATATCCACATATTTCTGTCCGTTGGGGAGTTGGAGTCTTGAGTGACCGTATCTCTCCGGGTCGATGTTCCGTGAGCTGCCCACAGGGAAAAGTCTGGTATAGAAAGCGGCATTGTCCGCCTTATCGACGCTGATATTGATCAGACCGTCGCCATAGCCCATGGTAATCTCCTCGCCATGCTCACAGCGGCAAAGATTGACAGTGGTACCCTCAATCCAGTATTCGGTACCAACCTTCTTTGCCAGTTCCTCCAGACCTTCATGACAGAACTTCCCCTCATAGTCAATCGTGACATTCTCCGTGCCTTCGACGGTTCCCACCTTCCAGTCACTTGTCCCCATCTCGCTGTTGATGACATCCACAATCATACGGACGTGCTCTGCAGGTGGAGCCGTCAGCGTGAATACGGGTTCGACATCACCATCGACCTTGTTGAGTACCAGATATCTCTTGATCAGGCTCTCAATGCCATAGAGCTTCAGGTCATAGCTCCACTGCTGGCTGTTTACCTCATTTGGATGATACCTCTCTAACGACCAGTACCGCTCACCCATGAAATCGACATAGTCATTCACGTCCACTACGATATGCTCATACAGGGTGAACGAGAGCGTCAGGACATTGTCGCTCTGAATCTCCTTCTCCTGCTGGCTGCTGTCATTAGGTGAGAGGTCTGCTTTCTTCCGGTGATATCTGTCGTATAATTCTAGAACCATTCAATCAGTGTTTAAACATTATATAATCGGATCAGGCTCACGGAACTTGATTCTGAAGTGCCCTGCGTGTACGCCTTCCTTCCAGAGATACGTGAGCGGTTTGAATTTATCCTGTATTTCTACATAATACATCCTCATCGTCAGATTCAGGGAGGGAAAATTGAAAGACAGCCACCCGTCGGTACCAGTCTTCAGGAATTTGACAAATGCTATATATCTCTGCATCCATTGGGCTTTGGTCGGTGCATAGATAGCAAAATGGAGTACAACGTCACGAGGCTCGTTAGCAACGACCAGGCTTGAGGAATGTTTCTCCCCATTCTCCTCCCTGATATTTACTGCAGTATGCTCCTTGGTCCTGGATGGGGTCAGGATGGCGGAGATGTTATCCAGTCCCCCCTTGCGATCCTCCATCAGGAACGCCCCGTAGCTGATCCAGATATCCGTGTTATTGACCATTACAAGTCCTGATAGTATACTGTCCATATTATTTCATTTTTAAACCGTCACGTATAATACGCTCTATGTATTCCTTGATATCCTTCTGGAGACTCTTGCTCTCTTTGGTGTTATCGGCTATCTCCTTAAGCTTGTCGAAAGCGTCACCGAGGATATTGACCACAGATCCGACCTCCTCATCCATGGATGACCAGTGCCGTAGACCTGACGTGAACATTCCCTCAAGTTTAGTTCCCTGGTCTTGGGACATGGCACTGAAGGCACCTGAGCGTCCCGACTGGCTGTATGCGGACTCAAGGCTCTGCAGGATTCCGGTCTTCCGCATAGCGTCCACCTGACTCCGTGCGTCTTTGGCGATATCCATGTAGTCATCCTTCAGATTTGCTATCTCCGACGTGTTGAGTCCATTGCCCTCCTCCCATGCCGCATACCACTGATCGTACCACTTCTGCAACCTGTCCCGGAAAGTCTTACCCATGACTGTCTTGATGAGCATATTGTTCATCATAGTGTCGAAATCTTCCTCAATCGCATCCGTGACATCCTCTGCTCCATCCTTCATGTTCATGATGTTCGACATGAAATTGTCGAACATGGAGTCAAAGGATGTCCCCAGTACCTGACTTCTTATCTCCTCCAGGATATCAGCCTCTGTCTGCCCATACTGGATGATGTTCTCAAGGCATTGCTTGAACTCATCGTCCATATGGACCCAAAGACCTGTGTAGTTCTCGCGGATCCACTCCAGTTGCTCGCCTGTCATGTTCAGCATGTCTGACATCTCGTCAAAACGTGCCTGTCCAAGACCAGCTTCTGCTAAGCCCTTGACAATGGAGTCATTGACATCCTTCCAGTTGATACCTCCGCCAAACATTGTTTTCCATCTGGAAATTTTATCAATTTCCCCTTTATTGTCTTCTATGTCACTCTTGTATGACCCTTCCCACATTCTGTATCTGATGGAGTGACTTCCTGCACTTGCGCCAGAACCAAGTCTCTGCTCTCCCAGTTGTCTGTTTGCTTCCTTGGTAGTATTCAAAATCGCCAACGCCTCATCACCGGCACGCTGCGCCTCTATTCCCCAGCTTTGATTTATATAGGCTCTTTTCTTCTGAAGAATCTCATCCCATACCTCATTGAGAGCGTCGAATTTCTCTTTCATCGCATTATAGGCACTATAGTCAGCACCTCCAAGTCCGAAGATTCCACCGATAGACTCCCCAAGGGAGACGACACCGTTGATGACACCGTCAAGGGCACCTATCACATCACCGCTAGCCAGAGAGGATATAGCGTCAGAGAAATGTTGTGATGACTCAGCGAAACTACCGACGAACTTTCCGAAATCCGTATTCTCAAGCCCAAGTGTTGCAGTAAGGCTTTTCAGTGACTGGATATTATTGTTGACAGTGTCGAATATCTCCGTAAAAGTTCCTTTACCTGTATTGAACCAGTCTGACCACCCCCCCTTCATTTTCAGCAGTTTATCATTCACCGTGCTCATCCTCGAACGGGCGGAGGACGTTGCCGATCTTTTCTCGCTGAGGTTCTTATTGTCAGAGGCGAGGTTCTCAAATAGTCTCAGGAGAGCCTTGTAAAGGTCCGAGTTCTTATCCAGGCTTGAAAGGAGGCTCTCCTTGCTCTCCTCACTGATCTGCTCCAGCTCTATGGTAATCTTCTGCCCTAGCGCATCCCTGATATCCACACCCTCCAAGGCTGTCTTAATCTCTCTCTTGGTAGCGAGCACCTTATTGATGGCATCTCCCTCTTCTGACAGAGCCTTTTTCCATGCGGCTTCTGCCTTGGCGGCATCCTCGGTGAGACGTTTCCTCTCCCTAAGCCCGGGAAGCAGTTGGGCAAGGAAATCCGTCCTGACGGTAATCCTGTCCTCTATCTCACGGATCTTCTCTGACAGTACCTTGGCGTTCTCAGCGGTGACATCCTTCGCATCCAAGGCAGCTTTTAGCTTTGTCTTCAGGCTCCGGAGATAACTGGTGGACACACGGTCAAGGTCATTGAATACAGTCTCCCAGTCGATGGCTTCCTGAAGGTGTCTGAAATCAAGATCAGAGACGGCTTTATCCATCTCCTTGCGGGCACCGTCCGCCTGCATCCGGATGGCGGTCCGGACATTGGCATCCTCTGCCTGCTCATAGTCGCGCATCAGACGTGAAATCTTCTCATTTCCCTCTTTAATGATAAGTTCCCTCTGCTGTTGGTAGTCGCCATAGTCCCTGATATAGCGGCTGGTGATGTTCTTTACGGCAGAGGCGATGGATGACTCCTTGTATTGCTCAGCCACCTTCTCATACTCGCTGAGAATCCTTTTCTGTTCCTTAGGGAGATTGTCTGCTGTCAGCCTGGAGGAGAACACCGTTCCATTTTTTGCCGCATTGGTATTATCCTTTTCCCACTGCTTGCGCTCAGCTGCTCTCATCTCATCAATCATCTGCTGACGGCGCTGCTCGTTAGCGAGCCGCAGTTTGTCATAGTTGATGCGGATCTGCTCAATCTCCTTATTGACACCGTCCTCCTCGTCATCAAGGCGGGACTGTCTGATCTCCAGCTCCGACTGGCGGTTAGCCAGTATCATATTACGTGTATATTTGTCAAGCTCAGCCTGTGCGTCAGCCTCCTTCTGTTTCCGCTCCGTGGCAGTCTCGATGGCGGTCTTGCCCTTGGTCGGCTTAGTCGTGTTTTCAGGCTTTTGCGGATGTCTCTTATCCAGGATACGGCTGATTGTATTTAACCGTTCAAGCCAGTCACCTTCCGTCAGGTAATCCTTGGTATAAGCATCCATAGCGGCTATGGTCTTTTCATTAAGTCTGTCCAACTGTGCTTTCGCCGTCTTCATCATGGTTTGCAGTTCCTGGTCAGTTTTTTTGTCCAGTCCGAAATTAAACTCACGCAGGGTGTTTTCTGTATTGGCACGGGCTACAGCCTTATCCAATCCAGGTAGTTGCTGTCGATAGAAGTCTCTTACGAATTTGTCCGAGCCCCATCCATAGCCCGCCTTGGTCCAGAACCCCTGTTGGTTCCAGACTTCATCTCTTAGACGGGTATATTCTGTCCATTCCTTACTTGAAAGACCCTGATATCGCTTGTTATAGAGAGCAAGGAAACGGTTGGCGTTATTTCTTTTGTTGGTAAGGTTTTGGACGTTCTCATTGCCATCCAGCATAGCAATCTCATGCTTTAGGCTAATAATATCCTTTAAGTGCCCCTTCTCATCTATGTATTTCTTGATAATGTTGGGGTATTTGTCAATGAGCTGCTGCATGGCATCCCTTCGTGCCGTTGTGCTGGCAGCCTCGTCATTGGCGGTGGTGGTTAAGCGGTCAAGCTCATCCTGATTGTCCTTAAGACGTTTCGTCCCATTTTCAATGGTGTTGTTTAAGGCTTTCCGGGCTGCCTCAGACGCATTATCCGCTGTTGCTAATTTATAAACAGCAACAGTGACAGCGGCAATGGCGGCAGCCATTATGACATAAGGATTCCTAAGGCACTCCAGGTTAAACGCTTTCTGGGCTGCTGTCAGCAACCCCATTTCCTTGCGGTACATCATCATCAGGCGGATCATGTCCGCGGTATTCCTCGCTTTCTCGATGGCGACCAATGCCATCAAGGCACCCTTGTAGGTGCCATACGCTATGACTATCTGTGCCAGTACGTCAAGAACCTGCTCATAGTTCTTGACCAGCAGAGTGGTAAGCTCTATGCCGTCCGTCATCACGCTCTGGGTCTTCTCACCGATGTCATTAAGGGATGTCTCCAAGGCACCCTGGAGGTTGCTCATGGCACCCTTGATGCCTTTCGACTGCCTCTCCAGCATACCGTGGAACTTACCACCCTCAGCGGTAGCAGTCGCAAAGGCATCGGCAACCATGTCAACGGTGATCTTGCCCTTCTCCATGTCATCCTTCAGTTGTGCCATGGAGCGACCTGTCTTCTCCGAGATGACAACCAACGGGTTGAATCCCGCATTAATCATCTGCAAGAGGTCCTGCCCCATGAGCCTGCCGGTTGATGACATCTGGGCGAAGGCAAGCGTCAGGCTGTTGAACTTCTGGGCATCACCCATGGAGATATCACCGATCTGCCTGAGGATGGGCATCACCTTCTCCGCCTCCGTGTTGAAGGCAAGCAGCGTCTGGGCACCTTTGGCAATATCCTGCATCATCATCGGAGTATTGACGGCAAACTCCTTGATGTCGCTGAAGAGTCTGTTTCCCTTTGAGCTGCCCGCAAGTGTCTCGAATGACATCTGCAGGCTCTCCATTTCCCCGCGGACATCCATGATCTTACGGGCAAACTCCACAGCCTGTGCGGTGCCGAAGGCGATACCGACGGTCGCACCGACACGTCTCAGTATGCCGTCAAGCTGCATCGCCTGACGTTGCGCCTGGTCCAGCCCCCTGTGGAGGTTGCCTCGCATCAAAAATTCGATCTCTACGGGTTTCATTTATAACTGTGATTGGAAAAACTCTAGAACCGGGTCTTCCGGACTTCCATCCTTGCTCCGGTCTGTCGCCGGCTCACTGCTGCTGTCTTGTGAGCTCTTGTAATGTGGAGCGTCTGAGACCATCATGACTAGCGTCTGATAGTTGACACCGTCCAGGACATACCTGACACTCCATCCCGTCTCACTGACTATCTGCCAGATGAAGCCGAAGAGGCTATGGGAGCCCTCGTATCCGCTCCGTAACTCCTCTTTCTTTCTTGGCTCAGTCTCGGTCTCATCGGATTGCCCGCCTCCACCGATCTGATAATATTCGTAAAACGCTTTGTGCCGATCAGCAGGACGAACCTGCTGAAGACAGCCTGGAGGAACTCATCCTCCACATAATGTCTGATGAGCCAGGCGATGACACGGCTGAAGAGCCTGCACCTGAGGGAGGTGCCACATACCGCCATGGCTACCAGAGTAGACACATCCTTCCCATGCTCAGCAAGGAACCTGATATCATCCTCTTTTGAGAAGGCAAGGATGTCCTTTGCCGTCACTCCCATGCTGAGGTATATCCTCGCCATTCTGATCTGGACGGAGAGCCGTGGTCGTCTTGCTGTCAGGCGGATAACCACCGGCTTCTTCCTGAATGGAATATGGACGGCTTTTAAAGGGAAGGAGACACCTGTGTCAAGCAGTGCCTCCGTCGCCTCTATCTGTACCTGTCTTTCCTGTTGCTCGTTCATAAGCAGCCTGACTATCCTTCTGGGAGATTCTTAGGTTCTGAGTAGTCGATGGTGAACGGTTTTCCATTGCCATCAGGGGCAAGGACCTTTAGTTTAACAGCGATTTTGGCTGTTTCCGTAAGGGAAAGTTTACCAGTGAGATTAGCAGAGACAGAAGCTTTGGTAATCTCAATGACCGCACCTGACACGGTCTCAATCTTAACAGAATCGTTGATCTGAATCAACTCCGAGGGAGCATTCCACTTCTTATCTACCACCTCTCCCCCCATAACTTTGGAAATGTTCTGCAGATCCAACTGGATGAGGTTGAAGGTAGGTGCTATCGTTCCATTTTTCTGCATAATCTCCAATACCGGGGCTGCAGGAACCTGCTCCGCATTGATTTCTACACTCTCAGGTGCGGTACCTCCAAGGTCAAAGGAGTCCTTCTCGATATAACCGACCACGAAATCACCGATGGTGACCTTGCCTATACCATAAATGAAGTTTTTATCCATGTCTTACTTGTTTTTTTCGTTGATGATACTCGTATGCGATCAACGCAATCAGCAGGAGTGCGATGCCGCAAATTACTAAACTCTCCGTCAGCCTGGACACAGGCTGCCCGCGTGGCAGATAAGCGTCCGACGTAACTTTTGATGCCGTTGTGTCTTCCGCCAGCTGTCTGACAGAGAGGTCACCGGCTATCAGTACTTTCTGTTTGTTGGGTCTTATTCCCTGGGCACTTATCCGCAGGGAGTCTTTTCCGACGCGCTTGACGGAGACCCTTGTGGTGTTGTCCGAGACACTGTACTCAGCCTCCTCCGGAAGCGTCGTCATTCTCTCCATCGGCAGCGTCAGCGTCGCTGTCTCCATCACCGGAGGCTCCGTCTCGCTTGCCACTGTTACCTTTGCGTCGGTGAACTGCCGGAGGCTTGTAGCCTTTTCTACTTCTGTCTGAGCCGACTGTACCTTCCTCGCTGAGCTGCAGCTCACGCCTGACAGGACAGTTAGCAAGATGAGCGCAAGACCGGATAGCCTCGACAGCCCTTGAAAGGCGGTTGAGTGACCGGATGAGACGCTGCTTGTCCTTGCGGTCCTCCTCAAGTTCATTGTAAAGTTTCTCATATTGCTCACGTTGTTTTTCCAGATCCAGTGACACCTCCTCGTACATGGCGCGGTAGGCATCATGCACCTTCTTTGCCGTCTCTGCCTTCCGTCCCTTCCGGTCTACCAGCCAGACTATAGCACCTCCGATGCCTCCGGGTATTGCCCATTGCAATATCTGCAGTATACTGTCTACCATTGCCATGATTACAAGGTTTATCTGATTCCGATCTCTTTCAGCCACTTAGCCACATCGAACGAGGGACATGCCTTGCTTACTCCGGGAAGGTCGCAATGCCCGACGATGGGGATGTCAGGGAACTTCCGGTGGAAGTCCCTCACATATCTCTCCATAGACCTGCGCTGCTCCCTCGTACGGGTGTCCTTGGGGGTCTTTCCGTCCCTGGCACAGCCACCCACGTACACGACATGGCGGCTTACACTGTTGTATCCGGCAGCTCCGTTGGTAATCTCCCACGGATCGACATTGGCATCCTCGTTGTTGGATACAAGACGCTCCACGCCTCCGTTGAGGTGGAAGATATCGGTATAACCGACCTGCCTCCAGCCGTTTCCCCCTGGCTTGGGGTCGCAGTGCCAGTGCCGGATGTCGGCACTGGTCACCTCACGACCCTCAGGGGTTGCCGTGCAGTGGATTACAAGATATCGTAACTTAGCCATCACACACTATTCAATAACTGTTATATCAGCCGCTTTGTTGCCGCCGTACTCCTTGCAGAGCCCGCGGTCAACAAGGTCCTTGGCACGGGCCTCGTTCCCGATCTCCAGGATCTTCCCAGCTTTGTACACTGTCTTGTGGTCGTTCTTGTCACGGAACTTGGTCAATACTGTTAACTTTGCCATAATCTTTCCTTTCTTTATTATCCCTCAGGAATTTGCTCCTGCTTCAGGGTGGTTAAACTTAATGTTTTCTTCACTGCTGGGTTGTTGGCAAGAGACACCTCAATGCTGCCTGTCACGTCAGCTGATCCGGTGTTGGCTGCAGCCGTCACTGTGAACTTGCCGTCATCCTCCTTCACACTGAAGCCTGCAGGAACGGCACCTATCTTATAGCTACTGGTGGCTGTTACGGTAATCTCCTGAGTACCGCCTGCAGCGTCAAAGGTCTTACTATTCAGACTCAAAGATATGCCAGGGGCAAACTCTGGATTCTCACGGGTGTCCAGTACCACCACCTCCTCACCGAAGGCGATGTTGGTGTCAGCCTTCATCTTCATCTTGAAGAAATAGAGCTCACCGGCATTCATGTACTTGTCAATCTGGATGACGTTCTCGTCATCAGGAAGATGGACACCGGCGAAGAGGTTGGATGCCTCGTCCGGTGCGCAGAGCGTGGCGATCAGCAGTCCGCTGGGCCATCCAACGAGTGTCTCGATCTTGATGCCCTTGAAGGATTTCTCGTTGATCTTGGTCTCGTCGGAGTTCTTGTGCTCACGGCTGGTCAGCTCCGCGTCGTACTCCTCGAAGTCCGACGGACTCATCAGTATACGGAGGTTCGGATGCTCCTTGATAGGCTCGGGAATGGCTGCCTTGAGGGCGTAGAGCTTCTTGATCATCGTGGTCTCACTGGATGAGATGCGGATGACATCCCTGTCCTGCTTGATACGGTACAGGATACCGTTAAACAGCTCGTCATCGGTCTTGCCGAAGGTTCCGTTGATGTAATGCCAGCCGAGCTCGAATTTTACCTGACGTGACAGAGCGTCAAGCAGGGCGTTCTGGGCTGAGGGAGGCAGCTCCGTGAAGACGAGGTCTCCCTTTGGCTGGAACGGGCGCCAGATGTTATACAGGGTGTTGGGGTTGAACGTGGTGAACGCCATGAACTCCTCAGGATCCAGCTCGTTCTCGCTGTACTCGAAATTGCCCTTGGCATCAGCCAGCGAGGGCATCTCCTTGTTTTTCTGGAGCATCTTGCCTGTGCGCAAGCGGGGCAGGCTCAGCTTCTTGTCTACGTTGGGAATCACACAGATAAGTCCTTTCTCGACAATCTGGCATCCCATGACCGCCAGGGTGAAGATGCGCGAGAGCACCTCACCATTGTAATTGGTGTTTTTGATAATGATAGGCATAACTCTATGTTTTTACTTGTTATAATACTTCTCACGGATACGGGCCTGCTCCTTGTCGAATGCGTCCTCGACAACAGCATCGGTCTGGATGTCTTCCATTACCCGCTTGGTGGCAGGAAGAGCCTCGATGGCTGCCTTGCCCTTCTCATAGTCGCTCTCCAGGAGAGCCTCGAAAGCCGGACGGGTGTTGGCGTTGATGCGCCCGCATCTCTCCGCGTCGTCAAGAAGCTGCTTCTTCTTGTTTTTGAAGGCAGCCTCCTTCTCATCCTTGAATGCCTTGTTCTCCTGCTTGAGAAGGGCATTCTCCTGAGCCAGTGCGGCTACACCGCTTGCCTGGCTCGACAGTTGTCCCACCTTGGCAAGGATCTCCGCATCGTCCTTGCAGTCCTTGAACTGTGGGTTCTTCTTCAGTTCGTCAATTAATGCCATGTTGTTAATGATTTGTGGCTTGTGCTCAAGCCGGTTATTGAATGTTTGGTATAACTCCTCGTTCGTCAGGTTCTCAGGTACGGGATCGGTGTCATAGATACCGTCGATAAGTCCCATGTCCAGAGCCTGCTGTGCTGACAGCCAGTGGTCATTGCCGTCGAAGAAATGCTCACGGAACTCCTCAGCGGTCATCCCGCATTTCTGAGCGTACATCCTGCATAAGGTCTCCTCCAGTATGCGCACTTCCTTGACCATGTTCTCCATCTCGTCGGCGGTACCGTAGAAACCACCCTTGACACTGTGGATCATCATGCGGGCGTGCTTGCTCATCTCCACGGGTACACCGCACATGGCGATGACGCTTGCCATGGAGGCTGCTATGCCGTCGATATAGATCCTTGCCTTCGTGCAACGCCTCAGGGCATTGTATATGGCAAGTCCTGTGAAAACGTCACCTCCGATGCTGTTGATACGGATATTCACACGCTCGTACTTCTGATTAGCGATAATCAGCTCCTGGGCGATATCGGCACAGCGGACGGCTGCACCCTCGCCAATCTCGCCATATATGAATATGGTGCATTCCCCGTCTCCGGGAACCATCATGTTATAGAATTTCCTCTTTGCCATCGTTCTTTTTTTGTGCAAAGATGAGAGTTTTTTCGCTTACCTGCAAATCGGGTTTTTATCATGACGTTTTAAAATGTCATCATGACGTTTTAAAGTGTCATCATGCGACGGCGATTTGCATAAAACAGGGATTTTCCGCAATTTTGCACCGTAATCAAAAATATGCATATATGGCGGAACTGACCAATACACAGAAAAAGGACTGGGCAAGGACACTCTACCTGAAGGAGAACCTCACCCAGCAGGAGATAGCCGATCGTGTCGGAGTATCCAGAAAAACAGTAAACCGATGGATCGGTGACGGCAAGTGGGAGGAGCACAAGGCGGGACTTACCATTACCCGCGAGCAGCAGATAGCCAACCTGTACCGTCAGGTGGCAGCCGTCAACCGGGCTATCGAGGAGAGACCTGAGGGAGAGCGGTTTGCCACCCCGGGCGAGGCTGACGTGCTCTCCAAGCTCTCCTCTGCGATCAGGAAGATGGAGAAGGAGGCTGGCGTGTCTGAAATTATCAGCGTGCTGATGGGTTTCATTGACTATATCCGTCCGGTTGACTTGGAAAAAGCAAAGGAGATAGGGAAACTGGCTGACAGTTATATTAAGAGCAAGCTATGAGACAGATTGACCGGGAAGCGAACAGGAACTGGAATGGCTATCTGGAGAATCTGATGCACGAGACTCCAGTGGACAAGTCGATGTCAAAAGCCGATATTGAGAGACACCGCTTATGGCTGGAGGAGCATCCCATAGAGTGGATTAAGTTCTTTTTCCCAGGCTATGCCAAATATGAGTTCGCAGGGTTCCAGAAACGAGCTGTCAACCGTATCATCACCAATCCGGAATGGTACGAGGTGCTCTCCTGGAGCCGTGAGCTGGCGAAGTCAACCTGTGTCATGTTCATTATCTTCTTTTTAGTGCTTACTGGCAAGAAGAAAAATATCCTACTCATATCCAACTCACTCGACAACGCCAAGCGTCTGCTCGACCCCTACCGTGGTAATTTCGAGGCGAACCGACGCATCGAAGCCTACTACGGTAAACAGCAGACGCTGGGCTGCTGGTCGGACAGTGAGTTCATATTAAAGTGCGGAGCCTCATTCCGCGCACTGGGCGCGGGACAGTCGCCCCGTGGTACCCGTAATGAGGCTGTCCGCCCTGACGTTCTCGTATTCGATGACTTCGATACGGATGAGGAATGCCTGAATCCGGATACCATCAACAAGAAATGGGACTGGGTGGAACGCTCAGCTTATCCCACGCGCTCCGTCTCTGAGCCCACGCTGGTCCTCTGGTGCGGCAACATCATCGCCAAGGACTGCTGCGTGGTACGTGCGGGCAAGGCAGCCGACCACTGGGATATCATCAACATCCGTGACAGGGAGGGACACAGCACGTGGCCCGAGAAGAACAGTGAGGAGCATATCGACCGCACCCTGTCGAAGATATCCACCAAGGCGGCACAGGGAGAGTACTTCAACAACCCGATATCTGAGGGTGAGGTGTTCAAGACGGTCACCTACGGCAAGGTACCGCCGCTCCGGCGGTTCAGGTACCTGGTCATCTACGGTGACCCGTCTAACTCCGAGAATAAATCCAAGCACAACTCCACCAAGGCTGTCATCCTCCTGGGCAAGACTGCCGGGAAGCTCTACGTGATAGGCTGCCGTCTCGACCGTGCCTCCAGCGCGGAGTTCATCCAGTGGTACGCTGACTTGCTGGCGATGGCGGGTGACGGGAGTAACGTCTATTGCTACATGGAGAACAACTCCCTGCAGGACCCTTTCTTCCAGCAGGTGTTCCAGCCGCATGTCCGTGAGCTCCGTAAGAAGCTGGGCATCGACCTCTATATCCGTGGCGACGAGGACAAGAAGACGGACAAGGCGACGCGTATAGAGGCGAACCTTGAGCCGATGAGCAGGGAGGGCAACCTGATCCTGAACGAGGCGTTACGGGAGGATCCGCACATGAAACGCCTGGAGGAGCAGTTCCTGCTGTTCACCATGCGTCTGAAGTTCCCGGCGGACGGTCCCGACTGCGTGGAGGGTGGCAACCGCATCCTCAACCGTCTGCAGACCGCGCTGGAGCCTCCAGTGGTCATCACAGCAAGACAGGTCAGGAATAAGAACAAATACAGAATGTAAATATATGAGTGAGTTTATTGAAATATCAGACTATGATGCCAGCATCCACCGTGAGATACTGGACTCCCTGACACGGGACGACGAGGAAATAGTAGAGATATGTGAGGACAGGGCTGTCGAGGAGATGCGCTCCTACATGACGGGACGCTATGACTGCGACGCTGTCTTCGGAGCGCGTGGCGGCGACCGCAGCCAGCTGGTACTGATGATGGCGATAGATATCGCCGTCTACCACATCTTCTGCATCCACAACCCGCAGAAGCTCTCGAAGATCCGCAGTGACCGCTATGAGCGTGCCACAGAGTGGCTGAGGCAGATCAGTCGCGGGGATATATCCGTGGACGGGCTGCCCCTTGCCTCTGAGGAGGAGCGGGAGAGCCATCTTGGCACCCGTGTTATCAGCAACAGGAAACGTAACAATCATTTTTAGGATATGAGCAGTAAAAGCGAGAAGAAGATTACCTCAGGCGGTCTGAGACCGATGCCGGGACAGAAAACGCCGGTCACCATTATACTGACGCAGGGACGGAAATTCAATATCGACATCTCCGACTTCACCCGGGCTGTCAGGAGTGCGGAGAATATTGAGTATGCCCGGCGTACCAGACTGTACGACCTCTATGACGATATACTGATGGACAGCCACCTGACCAGTGTCATAGGGCACCGGCGCAATGCGCTGCTTGCCTCGAAGATATCATTCACCCGTGACGGTATCCCTGACGATGCCGTCAATGAGCAGCTGGAGTCCCCATGGTTCGACAGGCTCATCGGGGATATCTTCGACGCACAGCTGTATGGCTTCTCGCTGATGCAGTTCTACAAGGACAAGGGATGGGTTGACTATGATCTCATAGACAGAAAGCACGTGGACCCGGTACGACGTTTCATCCTCCGTCAGCAGGGAGACATCTCGGGACCGCTGTGGGATGAGTATCCGAATCTGCTGTTCGTGGGAAAGCAGCGTGACCTCGGACTGCTTGTCAAGGCTGCCTACTGGGTCATCTACAAGCGCAACGACGTGGCTGACTGGGCACAGTTCGCCGAGCTCTTCGGCATACCCATCGAGGAGTATACCTATGAGACGGGTGATGACGAGGCGCGTCAGAAGCTGCTGAAGGATATTGAGGAGCGCGGTGCCGCCACCAAGTTCATACATGCAAAGGATGTCACCATGGATATCAAGGAGTCCGGCAACAAGTCCGGCTCCGCAGACCTCTTCGACAAACTGATGTGGCGTTGCAATACTGAGCTCTCCAAGCTCATCCTCGGCAACACCCTGACCACCGAGGCTTCAGAGACGGGTACGCAGGCTCTTGGCACCGTCCATAAGTCGGTCGAGGAGAATATTCTGAAGGCGGACAAGAAGTATGTGCTCAACGTGCTCAATTACGACATGGCGGATATCTTCCAGAATATGGGCATCAACACCCGGGGAGGCAGGTTCGTCTACATGGAGCCGAAGAACGTTGACCTCACGGCGAAGATGAATATCCTCGTACAGGCTCAGACCAATTTCGGGCTGCCTGTCTCCGATGATTACCTGTATGAGACATTCGGCATCGAGAAGCCGGAGGACTACGACCGCCTGAAGGAGGAGCAGAAACGGCGAGTGGATGCCTATATTGCCAGTCAGATGAAGCAGAAGGATGAGGGACAGGATGACGATCCCGGCACACCGGCGGCTGACCTGCCAAAGCCTGTCAACCGTCAGGAACGTACCTTCTGGATGCGGATGAGGGATTTTTTCGCCCAAGCCCCGGAGGACGGGGCTCATTTAGACTGGTAGTCAATGATCTCTATTACGGTACCGCCGTACCGTCCTTTACAGACTCAGCCTCCTTCCGCTTCGACCAGTCGGTACTTGAGGCTGCCCTGAAGCGTATCTATTCCGGACAGTTCAACCCCAAGACGGATATCGAGGGGAATCTTTTCAACGAGTTCTGGCGGATATTCAATACCGCCACCGACAAGGGTTTCTCTGAGTCAACTGACCCTGATGATGACTTTCGTGAGGCTATCCGCCATAGCAATGCTGTTTTTTCCGCTTTCAAGGTCCACCGCATGCAGAACGATATGGCAGCACGCCTGCTCGACGCAAACGGTGATTTAAAACCGTTCAACCAGTGGTCAGAGGAGGTGATGCCTATTGCCAGCCACCAGTGCCGTGCGTGGCTCAGGACGGAATATGACACGGCGGTACTCCGTGCCCGTCAGGCTGCCGACTGGCAGCAGTTCGAGCGTGAGCGTGACGTGCTGCCTAACCTCAAGTGGATGCCAAGCACCTCCCTTCATCCGGGAGAGGACCACCGCATTTTCTGGGGTGTCATCCGTCCCGTCGGTGACCCGTTCTGGGACAAGCACCGCCCTGGCGACCGCTGGAACTGCAAGTGCGACCTCTCCAGTACCGATGAGCCGGTAACCCCTGTCCCGTCTGTTGCCGCACCACAGCAACGGAACACTGCCCCCCATCGGGGTCTCGACAACAATCCGGGAAAGGACGGAGCCCTGATCAATGACAGTCACCCGTACTTCCCAAGTGACTGTCGCCATTGTGCCTTCTACAAGCCTAACAGAAAGGATTTCATGGCTTCGTTCTTTGAGAATAGGACAAAAGATTGCTTTAATTGTCCGTATATTAATGGATGTATAGATAAAGTGCTTGCAAGCCATATAGAAGGTTACGATGAGACCAAGTGGGAACTATCATATCGCACCGCGACAGGATATGTCATAACTGAACTGGAGAGACTTGTGGAGGCACGGAAAAGTAAACAGGCAAAGCAAATATTTGAGAAAGAAATGGATATGTGCCATGTCGCTGCTGACAATGGACATATCGTGGAGTACTTACATGGCGAAAATCGTTCCAAAGGCAATACATATGATATCACCATTGACAAAATACCTGCAGATTTAAAATCTACAAACGGATATGGGAATATAGTTAAGTATGTGAAGAAAGCCTATCAGAAGCAGGGTGCCCAAGCGGTACTACTTGAGCTTGGTGAGCGTACACCAGATGTTTATGAAAGACTCAATGAGGCTAAACGAAAATATAATATAAAGATATATTTCTACTTTAAAAATGAGAAAATCATCAGAGAATACAAATAAGATAGGGTGCTCAAAAGCACCCCCCAGGCGGTACATGACCTTTTGGCCTTGTCCCTAACTTCTTACGAAGCTGCTGCAAAGATAATCATTATTTTTGAAACAACAATGGATTTAGGCAAAAAATATGGATTTAGAGCAATTTGGCAGACAGTTGGCAAAACACAAGGATGAGGTGGAGCGAGCCATGAGACGGACACTGCCCGTCAAGGTGGGACGTATTGCCAAGGACCATTACCAGGAGAATTTCCGGAAGGGCGGCTATGTGGACGATGCGCTGCGCCCCTGGCCCGTGACCAAACGCCAGCAATCCCGGTCCGCAGCTGCTTCCGCTAACTATGGTCCATTGCTATCCGGACGGAAAATGCTCTTCGGTGCCATCAAGTACATACCCGGTGACGGAAGCGTCATTGTGCGCAATGACCTGAAGTATGCCCCCATCCATAACGAGGGCGGTACCGTCATGCCGACCGTCACACCCAAGATGCGGAAATATGCATGGCGGAAATACTATGAGCTGACCGGCAAAGGCAAGAAGCGGAGAAAAGACACCGGGGAGAGTCCTGAGGCTGACCGCTGGAAGGCTCTTGCCCTGACAAAGAAGAAGAAACTCACCGTGCGCATCCCGCAGCGCAAGTTCCTCGGGGAGAGCAAGGCTCTCGATAAGAAGATCGAGGACTGCATCGACAGGACACTCACGGATATCATCAACAAATAAATACAAAAGACTATGGAAGAATTCTTATTGAAACTCATTCAGGGCATCAAGGAAGATTTACCCTGGCTCTCACTGGTAGATGAGGATACTGGACAGTTGGAGAGTGATGAAGACGGATATCCTGTAACCTTCCCCTGTGTGCTGATCGGCAACATGGATATCGACTGGAGCAACATGGCAGAGAACTCTGGGGTGCAGCATGGCACCGGTACCATGACGGTACGCCTTGCCATCGACTGTTACGACGACACCCATGCAGGAAGCGGTCAGGAAGATAAAATCGCAGAGCGTCAGCAATACGCTAAGGATCTCTATAAGTGTCTGCAGGGAGCGAAGGTAACCAGATTGGTGGAGCCTGTCTACCGCATCAAGTCACGTGACTATACGTTGCCGGGGAATATCAAGGTCTATGAGCAGATGTACAGGTTTGAGACGATTGACCGAAGTGCGATGGAGTAGTCAGTCTGCGAAGAGAAGGTCCAGCTGGCGGTGGGTCAGGCGCGGCTTCCTCACTCTGGGGACTCCCCGCTGGATGATGTGCTTCATCTCGTGGCTCATCTTGCGCAGTATCGCCATGATACGCTCCTCGCTGATGAAGAACTCCTGCTCAGACAGTACCCTCAGGGCATCGTCATAGCGCAGACGCTCCTGCTCTGTCAGCACCACCCAGCGGCGGCACAATGCCTCGTTCCTCTTTTTGATTAATTCCTGATCACGCCCTCTCTTCATGGTCGCAAAGATACAAAAAAATCCGCTAACTAATTCACTGCTAGCGGATTTTTTTGCTTTATACCGTCTCTGCGGGTTCTTTCACCTCAATTTTGTGCTCTTCCATATACCTGTTCCGTGCCAGAACTGCAACAACACGCATATAGGAGGTGAGGGAAAGTCCCTGCTTGTAAGCGTCATCCTTGAGTACAGAAATGTCTTCCTTGCCAAGGAACTTCTCCGGGAACACCACCGCCTGCTCCATGCAGAACTGATCGATATCATAAGCGTTTTTGTCTTCCAGAGAATCACTGATCAGTTTCTCTATGCGGTCCCAGTTCTGGTCAAACATCTCTCCCATACCGACACGCTGCATCATCTTACGTCCCTCATCTGTTATGGACAAAGGGCTGTGGTTCTGGGTATAAGATCCAAGAATCAGTCCGGTACCGCCGACTTTGAGATTCTTTGTCAGATCGTCTACTGACTTTTGCAGGAACTCCACGGCAGTCTCTACTTTGGACATACGACTCTCCAGCTCGTGATGCCCCGTCTCATGGCGGCGAATATCCTCCCCATGGTTGGCACAAGGAAGGTTGTCAAGTTTTGCCACAGCCCTCCTGAACTCAGCCATTTCCTCCTCATGGCGGTGAATATCCTCCCCATGGTTGGCACAAGGAAGGTTGTCAAGTTTTGCCACAGCCCTCCTGAACTCATCCATGGTTTTCTCATGACCGTCAACTCTGTCCACCTTCTCCTTGATGCCCCGCCCCCACCAGGCGAGAAACAGCGCACCGGCGATAACACCAATTAGGATGGCACCTCCTATAAAGGCTGTACTACCCAGTATCTCCTTAATAATTTCCAATATCGGCTCCAAGGCTCTAAGTTTTGTTATTATAGTATCGTAGTTTTTTCTTCATATATAAAGTCGCTCCAAAGGTACGAAAAAATCCGTGAAACACCAAATGTTCCACGGACTTTTTTATGCTAGGATAATATTTATGGCTCCAGATCTACCCCGAACTCATCTTTAAGGATGCATTTCTCACACTCCTGCCTTTGCGGCTGCCGCTAAAAATTTTTCTCTGTTTTTTCAAAACGGGGCTATCCTCACGGACCGCCCCGCCTGATCTTAAGCGATATTAATTCTAAAAGCTTAGGAGTGCCTCCGCTGAGGCATCTGACTTACTAAAAACAATCAATTTGAACCTTAAACAACTACTAACCTTATAAGATATGAATGCTATTCCTTATCCTCTGCTTTCGGCTCGACGTAGAACGTCTCCTCCTTCACACACTGTATGCCGACGGCAGCCATTGCCTCCTGCATGGTGACGGTACGCCCGTCCTTGCTCTTGTCGTAGATGACGACCTCCTTGCTGTCCCGGTCGGCAAGAAGCTTATCCTTGGCTATCTCCTCTGTCTGGCGGATATAGGTGAAGGGCAGGAACCTCTTGGCAAGCTCCAGGGCACTCGCCCAGGTGAATCCCTTCAGGGTCTTCAGCTTCGGTGTACCTGTGCGGAAACCGATGGTACCCTGAGCCATGTCGAGGCTTTTCTTCTTGCTGAAGAGCTCATCCTTGTTATTCGTGGCGAACGCCTCCAGCGTGTCGAAGGCACACTGCTTGTCACACTCCAGCTGTGCCAGACGGTTCTGATGCTTCTCGCGGATCTTGGCACACTCCAGTTCAATGCTGGCGGTAATCTTGTCAACCTCAGCCTGTGCCTTGGCATAATCGGTGAACGCCTGCTCCGCCTCGTCACGTGTCACGTTGGCGATAACGGTCTTTTTCTTTCTCTTTGTTCCCATTTTTGAATTGTTTTTGAATGTTATTTGAATGATACTATTTTCGCTGTCTGCTTGCGGAGGATGGAGCGGAGCTTTACAAGCAGCGTCTCCAGCTCCTCCGGTGACAGGTCACGGAACGGCTTGCCGGCAATACGGGGATCCTGGCAGTAGGCGTTCACACGGCTCCAGTCAGCGGTGTCGACACCTATCAGTTGCAGCTGGTGCAGCACCCTCGACCGCCATTTCCTCCGTTCCCTGACGTAGACGCTCCGCTCCGTGTCCCGGTCTATGCGGGCAAGGTCGTCACACATGCGGTCGTACTCCCTGATATTCATCTCCCTGAGACTGTCCGTGCGGTTGCCGGTGTACTCCAGCACCAGGCTCCTCTTCATCTCGTCCCTGTCCGGACAGAGCATCCTGCCCAGCAGGGCATAGAACCTTGAGTAATTGAATCCCTGCTCCATTTCTTACTCTCCTTTCCACGTGATGTGGACATAGGCGGTTAATGTACCCCTCCCGTGGCATACGGGACACTGTACCTTGACCGAATCCTTTCCTTCCTGCATCCAGTGGTACCCGTTACCTTGGCAATTCTTACACTCATAGCCCCTTGACACAAGACTCTCCTCACCGACAGTCCCGGTGATGATATATGGTGCCTTCAGCTCTATCGTTTCCTTTATCTTGCTCATATTCTTATTCCTCTCCCCAATATTCTCTTGCCCTTTCGGACCATATCTCGTAATACTCACTTGCTCCCTTATAGCGTCCGAGCGAGAAGGCGCGGTAGCCCTCGATGCGGATCTTCTGGTGTGCGTCATACAACAGGCTCTGTGCGCTGCGCCCCAGAGGCTTGCTACCCTCCGCCTGACTGATGAAGATGATCAGCTTGTCACGGTGACGGTCGCAGAAGTCGAGTGCTTCCTTGTGGTTCATCCTGGTGTACTGGAAGGAGTCGATGACCACCACGTCGGGACTCTTCTTCTGACTCAGACGGTAGTCAAGGTCATCCATCCGCTCTGAGGGCAGCAGCAGAAACTGGTTCCTGCAGCCGTCGAGTCCCTCACGCTGGAGAGCCTTGGCAAAGGTGAGACTGTCACCCTCCTCCAGGGAATTGTAGGCTACGCGCTTCCAACGTGCCAGCTCCTTGCAGAGCTTCAGGGCGAAGGAGGTCTTGCCGTTACCGCTCTTCCCCCAGATGAACCAGATGCCGGTTGTCTCTGGCTGGTCGAAGGCATCACGCCAGGCTCCCTCGAAGGGGAACACCGTGCGGTGCTTCTCGATGGCGTTGCGGACGGTCATCCCCCGCCTGAGGCTTCGTTTCTGTTGCTTTACCCTGGGGCGTTCCTTCCCGCCACCCGTCCGGAGCCTGCGGATCATCCTCGTGATCTCGAAGTCCGTAGCGTCAGCGGGAAGCCCCAGCATGCCGATGATATCCTTCTTCTCCATCAGCCTCTCATCCTCTTCTGGATATGGATGGTCTTCTTGACACGGCGCAGGTCGAAGTCATACTCCTCAGCGTCCTTGACGACCTTGGCGATAGCCTTTTTCTCCGTGATGCCATTGGCTATGCAGATAGCCTGGACATCCTGAGGCGACGTGGGCTCCAGCTCGTAGAATTTGCGACCGATACGGCTGTGGATCTCCTTATAGCCAAGTTTGTTGTACTTCAGACCGCTCCGGATGCGGTGCTCGATGTAGTCGGTCGAGAACAGGACGATACCACAGCGGTCCTCCAGTTGGTTATACAGCTCGATGAAATAGTGGAAAACCTTATCCTGCAGCTTGTCTGCCTCGTCGAAGATCAGCAGCGGGTTCTTTGTGCGGATGATCTTGGCGGCGGTGTCGATGAGCATGTGGCGTACCAAATAGTCACTGGAGCGCAGACCGACGGTCTGGGCGATGGAGCGCAGGAAGTCACTCTTGCGCATGTCCTCGGAGCACTGAACGAGGAACACGTTCTTCTGACGGGCAAACTCACGGGCTGCTGTCGTCTTTCCGCATCCTGCCTCACCGACGACCCACGTCACCTTCTTCCACTGCTGGGCATCACGCATCACCTCCGTCATCTCGTTGAAGGCGGTGGTCTCCACGACCTGCCACCTGTCACCGGTGAAGCCGAGGTAACCCACCTGTGAGGCGATGGTGCGCCACATCTCGTCGCTGATATTGTCCCACTTGCCGCTCAGTACCATACTGATGGTACCGGCTGACGTGCCGTCCAGTGAGGCTGCTGCCTTGTTCTGTGACGGATACTTCTCTACATACTCTCTCAGGGCATCCCTGATTCCTTCTTTGTTAACTGTTGTCATATCGCTTAGAAATTTTACATTTTGGACATTACTTTCTTGATATTGCTGTTCTCATGCACCTCCTCCTGGTCCATCCAGTCACTGAGGCTGATGCTCTTGCTGACACGCCCAAGCTGGATATCCTCGGGATCCCTCAGATATCTCCTTGTACGGCGGTCTATCTCACGCTCCACCTCCTCTGACGCTCCCTTCAGAAGGGGACTGTGCAAACCGTTCTGCTCAGGAGCGGTACCATGGGCGTACTCGATGGCGCGTCCCTGTGCCTGACGCTCGATGCGGTCCTGCATAGCCGCCTCCTGCTCCTGACGGATGAACATCGCCTCTCCGTCCTGCTGCTCCTGGATGGCACGGTGTATGGTGATATAGGGCTCAGCAATACGCTCAAAACGCAGATGACCGCTCCTGTCCTTGCTGTACAGGCGGATACTCGACAGGTCTGAGGGGTCGTACTTCACCACGAACTGCTCGTAGGTGTGCCTCCTGCGCCATGCGTGGTCGGGCTTGCCGGGCTCACTGAACACCTCGTACTGCAGCTTCTTCTTGCCGACGGTGATTGTGATGCCCTGGTCGGTGAAGGTATTCATGCGTCCGCAGGTTACCCAGAACATATCCACCATGTCGTGGACGGTTACCGCCTGTGTGTCCTCATTCACGCTCCGCTGGTACAACTCCCAGCGGCTGCAGTCGTATCGGGGATGCTTCATTTCGTTCCACTCCTTGCGGGCTCTGGCGTATGCGTCAAGCAGCTCGTTCCATGTGTAGAGTCTGTCCTTATTCTCTTCGATGAACTCTATGTTGGGACGGCTCGACTTCTTGACGGCTGTCACGTTCTGACCGGTGAAGCGCCAGTCCTTGTGTAGCACCTGGCTCTGGAAGCGTCCGAAGACAGCCTCAATGGTCTTCGATTCACCGTTGTAGGGTTGGGTGCTCCTGTTGATGTGGCAAAGCCGGTCCATGAATCCCTTGATCTTCTTGTGACCGCCCTGGTTGTCATGCACAATCTCATAGGGCTTGTGTCCGCTCACCTGGATTGCCATGCGGTAGGCATGGTACTGCGCCTCGAAGTTCTCTGAGTCACTGATGTAGTAGCCAAGCAGCACCTCACTGTATGCGTCGATGACCTCATAGACACTGGTGGTCCTGACCTGTCCCTGCTCATCCTGGTAATAGAGGTTGAGTTTGGTACCGTCACCATACCACAGCGCGTCACGCATCTGAGGAAGCAGCGTCTTGTGCTTGCGACCGAACTTCTGGCGGGCTGCCTGCTCTCCATGAACGGCATCATACCAAAGCGGCATGATCGACGGGCTGTTGAGCCATGACTTCAGACCGCTCAAACTCTTCAGGGGTTTCCATCCACGCTCCAGCGCCATCGTGTTATAGGCTTCCCATAACTGGGTGTCTGTATAGACGGGCACACGGCTGCGTTTCATGGCGATAAGCTGCTCTCCAACTTCTTCCGTGATCTTCAGCGTGTTCTGGTTGCCTATCTTACCGCTGATCACTGACTTATAGCCATCTTCCTTGAATGCCTTGATTCTGTCCTTCAGACGGGCTTCGTTCGTTGGCAGGGTGTGGTGGTAGGTCTCACGCAGCTTCTCACTGCTGGCAGTAATGCCGTCCCACACGCTTCGCATCGAGCCTCCCATGCTCTTGCGGAGGGCGGAGCGACGCTCTGTCAGTCTCAGAAGTTCCCTCAGGACCGAGGCGTTGATGGTGTATTCCTCTACCAGCTTCTGTGTAAGGTGGGTCTCTGTGCCGTTCAACCAGTATTTAAACGACTCGTAAAACTCACGGGCTTCAGTGTCAATGCGCAAACTGTCCTTGATCATCTTCTCTTTCATGATTTCCACCGGGTCGCCAACCTGCTGCTGGAACCTGGTGCGGTATTTCTCCGGTAGGCTGCTGTAGACTATCAGGGCGGGACTTCCCTCACCACCGCCTCGTTTGATACGTTCAACCCTGCCACGAGCAAGAAGCGTCCTAACAGTATTGTAAGGCATGATTGCTGCTAAGTCCTGATAGCCTACACAGACCATGTTGTTGTAATATTCCATATTCCCGACGTGTTATTGTTCTGCTATTCTGCAACTGCTGCCCTCATGATGCCTGTTCCTTATAGTTCTTGGCAAGTTCCTGCAGCATCTTCAGCTGTTGGATCGTCACGGCATGGTAATGATCAACCATGACACCTCTATGGTAGATCACCACGTCACCGGTGTCCTTATCTGCTTCCAGCATCACGTCGTTGGCAAAATACTGGCGCATGCAGTTGTCCGAGTCATGAATCATCTCCTCGATGGGCAACTGTGCCATCAGGATGCCGCCGTTCTGCAGAGCCATCACGCGGATGCGCTTGGCTTTGTCACTATAGCCGCACTTCTCGTCGAAAGTCAGAGCATTGTATACTGTCTGTCCCGTACAGTTGAAGGTGCGCTTGATCTTCTCGTTTACCTCCTTGGTCACTGTGATTCTCTTTGCAAATAGTTCCATATCTTCTATATTTTAATTATGTTGTTACGCTTGAAAAACCAGCCCGTCGGGTCAACACCCATTCATGACCACATTGGCGGGCTGGGAGGTGCAGAGTCCTACTCACACCTTATCATTGACGTCGGATTGGGTTTCAACTCAAAATGTGCACCGGCGAACTGGTGAACGTCGTGCCAGATCTTGACATGTACTTTACCTCTTCTTGGCATATATTCTCACTTTTTTAATATTTCCTTCTTCATTTCAACCAAAATTTTGTATCTTTGGCGCGTCTTTATATTCAAAGACGTTGCAAAGATAAGGAATAATTTTCAACCCACCAAGAAAAATGGTGATAATTTTCTTCTTATGGATAATATTTTGTCAAGAATCGAAGAGATATCTCGAAAAGAGGGTTTAACACTCACAGCCTTTGAACGTTCGATAGGAGCAAGCAAAGGTGTTCTTTCACGAGCTGTTAAATATGGGACAGACATTCAATCAAAGTGGATACAGACAATAGTTGAGAATTATCCCCAATATTCACCACTTTGGCTTTTAACAGGAAAAGGTGATATGTATTTTCAACCTACCAAGAAAATAGGTGATATTTTTTCTTCAAATCTGCAAATTTCGCATGAAGATGGCATAGGGACACCATACTACAATGTAGATTTTATCGGTGGTTTCAGTGAGATATTCAACTCTCAAGCAACTGTTCCCACATGCAACATCATTGTTCCTGGATTCGAGAAAGCAACAGTCTGGTGTAACGTAACCGGTCACTCCATGGAGCCTAAGATCACCCATGGAGATATCATAGCACTCCGTCAGTGTGAAGTCAGGGACATCCAGTACGGAGAAATATATGCCGTAGTACTCGACACGATCCGAACAATCAAGATCCTGCGCAAAGGTAGCACTAAAGAGTTCCTCCGCTACGTACCTATTAATATAAAGGACTTCGACGAGCAGGAATACGAGATATCACGCATCATCAAGATCTTCGAGGTAATAGGCTCAATCTCCAAATTCTTTTAAGTGATGCAAGAGAAGTTCGCTAAACAGTTAGATTCCATATTGGAATGGGCTAACAACACAGGGAATCCACAAGTGATTTTGTTTCCTTCTGAAGATTTGGACATACAGCAATTAGATGCTTTAGGTGATTTTCTTGAAAAGAAAGGATATGCTGAGCATTTAGGTGGCAATTTATTTAATGTGACTCCAAATGGCTTTGCCTTCATCCGTGAAGATTCTTTCTATAATCAGTATAAAAAGGGGAAAGAGGAGGAAGAGGCAGCCAGGCTTCAGTACCAACTGACATCAAGTCAGGTCAAAGCGGCTAAACGAGAACCATGGCTAATTGCGTGGAGTATTATTACCACCATTGCCACTATCATTCTTTCTATTCTCCAGTTGATCAAGTAAATCTGCTTTTTCTTTTAGTCTTCTAATAGAGAGGAATAAGTTTGCAAGGTTCTGAGAGATTAATGGCTCTCCATGTATTTTGGTTTGTATAATATCAGGGTTTCCATACGAAATGTACAGAAGCAAATCTGTCGTGACTTTCTCAATGAGTTTAATATTGCGATAGCTATCTAATAATGTACGAATTATTCCCATATCATTTTCACGCGCACAATTTTAACGTTAATTTTCGCCCACAAATTTAGCGAAAATAACGATATACAGGCACTTCCAGAGAGTTTGCACGATGCACAAAAATAGGAATTATAGGGGGGCTAATCTGCAAAAAAAACACGATTTTTACACATTTTTCGTACTTATACCCCCCCCAATCCGTTGGATTTTTACTGAATTTGAATCCCCAAGTGAATCCCCAATCAATACATTTCGTTTTGATTTGAATCCCCAAATGAATCTCCAAGTGAACCCCCAATGCAAAAAAACGGGTAGAAATACAAGTAATCTGAAGCTGCTGGAACATGAAAAAACGGCTCAACACCATTTAAGATGGTGTTTAAGCCGTTCAAATCGCTATAAATCAGTGTTTTAGTCAGCTTTGCCACTGGCACGTATCAGGTGACTCCTGATGATTAGTGCCTCCTGTGTCAAATGGTGGTTTCCGTCCTCTTTAAGCACTTTACGCAAGTACTCCTCAGAACATCCCACCTGATCAGCTGAAAACCTCTTAAACACAGCGGAAACGCTCCCAAAATAGTAATTCTTCCTTTCATGTAGCAGGTGAACGTGTATTACCTTCGTCATAATTCCCAATATTAGTTATTTTCCGACTGCAAATATACCAAATAATAACTATATCGGATAAAACAACGATGTTAATTAATCAAAACACCTCATTTCCCGATGCTCGTAAATCCTTTCCTGCCTGTCCCATTTCAAGTCCCTGATGACCCACATGTAACCTTTTCCCGTTCAAACCATTTAAAACATAGTTCAAAAGAGACACAGAAGTAACCCATTGAGACACAATTCTCACATTTCGTTTTCCCCTTCCATTCAGTGTCAAAACCTCTTCAAACCCTTATAAACAAAGCCTTTGACTCACATCAACCTTTCATCACCCTTTCTCACATTTCGTTTTACCGCCCTTAGATGGCTTGGTGGCATACACTGGGTGGCGCTAGTGCGGATCAGTTCGGTGGTCAGACACGTTCTTATGAGTGGGACAAGGCTACTGATGCTGTTCAGCGTGCTAAAGATAAGATGGATGCTGGTTTTGAGATTATGGATAAACTGGGCATCGAGTATTTCTGCTTCCACGACGTAGACCTTGTTGAAGAGGGGGCTGACGTGGAGGAGTATGAGGCTCGTATGAAGGCCATCACAGACTATGCGCTCGAGAAGATGAAGCAGTATCCTAATATCAAGAACCTGTGGGGAACAGCCAACGTGTTTGGTAATAAGCGCTA